TTAAAAAATAGACGTTCTGGATTTTCTTTTATGGCTTCAGGTGAAGTTGTAAATTTAGCAACATTAGCAAGTGATTCTCGATATGGGATATTATCGAAAACCGGTCCAGATGCTAAAAAGATGTTTACAGATAAAGTTGTACCTATTTCAGTTAACTATCCATTCTTTTTTAAACCGATTCAAGATGGTATGGATCGACCAAAAACAGAATTAGCATATAGAGTGCCAGCTTCTAAATTTACGAGAAAATCAATAACAACTTTAGATTCTGGAGAATTATTAGAAGGACTAGATACAACAATAGACTGGAAAAATACTGGGGATAATAGTTATGATGGTGAAAAATTAAAACTATTAGTTCATGATGAAAGTGGTAAATGGGAAAAGCCTAATAATATATTAAATAACTGGAGGGTTACTAAAACTACATTAAGGTTAGGTAGTAGAATTATAGGTAAGTGTATGATGGGAAGTACATCAAATGCTTTAGATAAAGGAGGAGATAACTTTAAAAAATTATATAATGCATCAGATGTTACAAAACGAAACGCCAATGGACAGACTAGCTCGGGATTATATAGTTTGTTCATTCCTATGGAATGGAACTACGAGGGATACATTGATTCTTATGGCGTACCTGTCTTCCAAACACCACGAAAGCCAGCCTTTGGTCCCCATGGAGGACAGATTAAAATCGGGGTTATTGACTACTGGCAAAACGAAGTTGAGGGCTTAAAAGATGATGCAGATGGTTTAAATGAATTTTATAGACAATTCCCAAGAACTGAAAAGCATGCATTTAGGGATGAAACTAAAGAATCTTTATTTAACCTAACAAAAATCTATGAACAAATAGATTGGAACGAAGATATTAATTATAGTAACGTTATTACTAAAGGTAATTTTATGTGGGAGGATAGTGTAAAAGATACACGAGTATTATTTATACCTAACCCTAAAGGAAGATTCCATATTACGTGGTTTCCCCCTAAAAATCTCCAAAATAGCGTAATTATAAAAAAGGGGATGAAACATCCTGGAAATAAACACTTAGGAGCATTTGGTTGCGATCCTTATGACATATCTGGAACAGTAGATAAAAGAGGATCAAATGGCTCATTACATGGATTAACAAAATGGTCTATGGAAGATGTACCAGCTAACCATTTTTTCCTAGAATATATAGCTAGGCCACAAACGGCTGAAATATTTTTTGAAGACGTCTTAATGGCATGTGTCTTCTATGGAATGCCTATCTTAGCAGAAAATAATAAACCAAGATTATTATATTATTTTAAGCGCAGGGGATATAGGCATTTTTCTATTAATAGGCCAGATAAAGTTTTAACAAAATTATCAGTTGCCGAAAGAGAAATAGGTGGTATACCTAATTCAAGTGAAGATATTAAACAAGCTCATGCAGCGGCTATTGAAACTTACATTGAAACTTTTGTAGGAAATTTAGGCGAAACTTATGGGGATTTATATTTTCAAAGAACATTAGAAGATTGGGCTCGTTTTAATATAAATAATAGAACAAGTCATGATGCTTCAATTAGTTCTGGTTTAGCCTTAATGGCGTGTAATCAACATAGATATAGACCACATGCAAAAATAGAGAAACAACCAGTGGTATTAAATTTTGCAAAATATGATAATAGTTCAGGAAAAAATTTATCTAAATTAATAAAATAAATGATAACAACTAATTATAACAGTAGCTTTCCAAGTCAGGTAGTACCAGATGAAGAAAAGGCGTCGTTGGAATATGGAACATTAGTAGGACGAGCTATTGAAAATGAATGGTTCAGAAATACACGTGGAGGCGGTGATAGATTCATTGTTAATTTTAATCAATTCCATACACGTAGATTATATGCAAGAGGTGAACAACCAGTTCAAAAATATAAAGATGAATTAGCTATTAATGGTGATTTATCATATCTTAATTTAGATTGGAAGCCTGTTCCTATTATTTCTAAATTTGTGGATATTGTAGTTAATGGTATGTCACAAAGAAATTACGAAATAAAATCATATGCTCAAGATCCAGAGTCTCAAAAGAAAAGAACTACCTATGCTGAGACTTTATTAAGAGATATGAATGCTAGAAGCTTTATTGAAAGAATTCAAAAAGATACTGGGATTAATATGTTTAAAACTAATAATCCTGACCAGCTTCCAGAAAATCAAGAAGAATTATCTTTACATATGCAATTAAGTTATAAGCAAAGTATAGAGATAGCAGAAGAAGAAGCTATTTCAAATGTACTAGCTAATAATAAATATCATGAAACTAAAAAGAGACTATTATATGATTTAGTTACTTTAGGTATTGCAGCATGTAAAACTAATTATAATAATTCTAATGGAATTACAGTAGATTATGTTGATCCTGCTAACTTAGTATATTCTTATACAGAAGATCCAAATTTTGAAGATGTATATTATGTTGGTGAAGTAAAATCAATTAGTATTGCAGAATTAGCAAAACAGTTTCCTCATTTAACTGTAGAGGAAATGGATAAAATACAAAAATTCCCTGGTACTCAAAATTATTTAAGAAACTGGAATGAAGATCCAGATATTATTCAATTATTATATTTTGAATATAAAACTTATTCTGAGCAAGTTTGGAAAATAAAACAAACTGATCAAGGATTACAAAAATCTATTCAAAAAACAGATTTCTTTAAACCACCACCAAGTGACAAGTTTGATAAGGTAAGTAGAAAGATTGAAGTACTTTATAGTGGTGTTAAAGTATTAGGAATAGATAATATGTTAGAGTGGAAGGTTGCAGAAAATATGACTAGGCCTTCAGCAGATACTACTAAATGTAGAATGAATTATGTTATTACAGCTCCAAGAATATATCGTGGAAGAGTAGAATCTATTGTAAGTAGAATTACTGGATTTGCTGATATGATTCAATTAACTCATTTAAAACTACAACAAGTTATATCTCGTATGGTACCTGATGGGGTATTCGTAGATGTAGATGGATTAGCTGAAGTAGATTTAGGTAATGGAACTAATTATAATCCACAAGAAGCATTAAACATGTATTTCCAAACTGGTTCTATTGTTGGTAGATCTCAAACACAAGATGGGGATCCTAATAGAGGAATGGTTCCAATTCAAGAATTACAAACCTCTGCTTCGCAAGCTAAAATATCTGCTTTAATTAGTACATATCAATATTATCTTCAAATGATAAGAGATGTGACCGGATTAAATGAAGCTAGAGACGCAAGCACACCAGATCAATATGCGTTAGTAGGTATACAGAAATTAGCTGCTGCTAATAGTAATACTGCTACAAGACATATTTTACAAGGTATGTTGTATATGAGCGTGCGTATAGCAGAAAATATTTCTTTACGTATTGCTGATGTATTAGATTTTGCATTGACTGCTGAATCATTGACAAATGCTATAAGTAGATTTAATACTGGTTCTTTAGAAGAAATGAAGAATTTAAATCTTTTCGATTTTGGTATTTATTTAGAATTAGAGCCAGATGAAGAAGAAAAAGCAGTATTAGAACAAAATATACAAATGGCGCTTCAGCAACAAAGTATTAATTTAGAAGATGCAATTGATATTAGACAAGTTAAAAATTTAAAACTAGCTAATCAATTACTTAAATTAAAACGTAAGCAAAAGCAACAACAAGATCAGCAAGCGCAGCAGGCTAATATACAAGCTCAAGCACAAGCAAACGCACAAGCTACAGAGCAGTCAGCTATGTATGAAGTTCAAAAGCAAGAAGCATTAGCTCAAAAGGAATTACAAATTAAACAAGGTGAATCTCAATTTGAAATTCAAAAAATTGAAAGAGAAGCCCAAATTAAGAAAGAGTTAATGGAAATAGAATTCCAATATCAAATGAAGTTGGCTGGTATGCAAAGACAAAATGAACAGTCTAAAGAAAGATATATTGAGGATAGAAAAGATAAGCGTACAAGAATTCAAGCTACGCAACAAAGTGAAATGATTTCACAACGTCAAAATGATTTATTACCTAAGAATTTTGAATCACAAAATGATGGATTATCAGGATTAAATTTAGAACAATTTATGCCTAGATAATTATTTTATTAATTTTATAATATTTTATTATGTCAAAAAAGAAAACAGAGGTCACCAAAGTAAAGGTGCCTAAAAAAGCAGCTAATGCTGAACCAGAAATAACTAAAGTGGATTTATCTAAACCACCAGTTAAAAAAGAAGAAACTAAAAAAGAAGTTAAACCAGAGGTTATAGACCCAGTAACAAAAGTTAAAGATGCCATTCAAGAGTCTAAGTCAATTGATATGGATGAAGTTAAACCGGCCACAGATGTACAAAAGGTGGAAATCGGAAACGTCGAGCCATCAAATGAAAAATCTTCCGCACAAAGTGAAGAAAAAGTAGAAGATGTAATTCATGAAATTACTGTAGATTTAGAAGAGCCAAAAACTAAAGAGCCTGAAGTTAAACCTGTGGTTACTGAAAATATACCTCCACGTCAATTACCAGAAAACGTCGAAAAGCTTGTTGCTTTTATGGAAGAAACTGGTGGGAACGTTGAGGATTATGTAAGACTTAATGCAGATTATTCTAATGTAAATGATGATACGCTATTAAGAGAATATTACACAAAAACAAAACCTCATTTAAATACTGAAGAAGTTAATTTCATTATGGAAGAAAACTTCAAAGTAGATGATGAGCTTGATGAAGAGCGAGACATCAAAAGAAAAAAACTCGCTAAAAAAGAAGAGATTGCAAAAGCAAAGAACTTCCTCGAAGATCTGAAGGTTAAATATTACGACGAAATCAAGTTGAGACCCGGCGTTACCCAAGAACAACAGAAGGCAATGGACTTTTTCAATCGCTACAAGAAGAATCAAGAAATAGCAGAAAAGCAACATAGTAGTTTTGTAAATCAAACTAAAAATCTTTTATCTGATGAATTCGAAGGTTTCGAATATAAACTAGGAGACAAGAGGTTTAGATATAGAGTAAAAAACCCAACTGAGTTAGCTGAAAACCAAAGGGATCTCGGTGCTTTCGCACAAAAGTTCTTGGATAAGGAAGGCAACGTAACTGATGCCTTAGGTTATCATAAAGCTATTTATTCTGCAACTAATGCTGATCAAATTGCATATCATTTCTATGAGCAAGGTAAAGCCGATGCTACTAGAGATATTGCAGCCAGTTCTAAAAATATTAATAGTGAAGCGCGCACAACTGCGAATGCTGATGTTAATGTTGGAGGAATTAAAGTGAGAGCAATTAGTGGCGAAGATTCTACTAAACTTAGAATAAAAACACGTAAATTTTAACAACAAAAATTAATTTGAAATGGGAGTATTAAATCCACAATTTGGTAGCTTAGTACCTTCTCAAACTCAACAAGTACTTAATACAAACTATTTACAGTTTAATAACGGTACTAACGATTTCGCTCAACAATATCTTCCTGAAATATACGAAGCTGAAGTTGAGAGATATGGTAATAGAACTCTAGGTGGGTTCTTGAGAATGGTTGGAGCTGAATTACCTATGACAAGTGACCAAGTAATCTGGTCTGAACAAAATAGATTACACATTTCATATGACTCATGTACGTTAACAGGTGTAGATACTATTGATATTAATTTACCAATAGTTCCAGGTGTTAATAATGTTATTACTCATAACATGACAGTAGTTATTATGGATCCATTAAACCCAGCTGCTACAGTTAAAGCATTCGTTGCTGCTGTTGCGGGTACGGTTTTAACAGCATATCCATATCAGCAAGCTAGCTTACAAGCGGCGTTTGGTGCTGGTGCTGCAGGACTTAAAGTATTTGTTTACGGTTCTGAATTTGGAAAAGCATCTGGTTTATCACCAGCTGGCGCGGACGGTACTGGTTTAGTTACTGAAAACGTTGATCCAGCTTTCACACAATTTTCTAACAAACCAATTATCATCAGAGATAGATATGCAATATCTGGTTCTGATACAGCTCAAATCGGTTGGGTTGAGGTTTCTACAGAAGACGGTGTTGGAGGATTCTTATGGTATCTAAAAGCTGAAGGTGAAACTAGATTAAGATTTGAAGATTATTTAGAAATGGCAGTTATAGAAGGCCAAATTTCTGATGCAACATCTGGACCAGGTGGAGCACCAGGTGGATTCTATGCAGCGGCTATTGGTGGTGCTATTTTAGCTGGTCAAAATACAGGTTTCTCTGGATTTGCAGCAGGTAACCAATTAGGTACTCAAGGTATGTTTGATGCTATTCAAGCTAGAGGTAATGTAATGACTGGCTTTGCTGGTGCATTAGCTGACTTTGATGCAATTCTTCAAAACTTAGATTCTCAGGGATCAATCGAAGAAAATATGCTTTTCTTAGATAGAGCTACTGAGTTAAATTTTGATAATATGTTAGCTGTTCAAAATTCTTACGGAGCTGGTGGTACATCTTATGGTGTATTCGAAAACTCTGAAGAAATGGCGCTTAATTTAGGTTTCTCTGGTTTTAGAAGAGGTTCTTATGACTTCTATAAAACTTCATGGAAATATCTAAATGATGCTTCTACAAGAGGTGGTTCTACTAATTTTAGTGGAGCTAGTAATGTTGAAGGAGTATTAGTACCTGCTGGTACATCTACTGTTTATGACCAAGTTCTTGGTACTAACATTAGACGTCCTTTCTTACACGTAAGATATAGAGCTTCTCAAGCTGATGATAGAAGAATGAAATCTTGGTTAACTGGATCTGTTGGTGGTGCTTACACTTCTGAC